CAACTGCGTCGAGCGGGTGTTCCGCAGCTACCACGTCGGGGCGTCCACGCTGTGGCCGAGCTTCGACCAGATGTACGAACTGGCGCAGCACACCACGGGTGTCTTGAACTCGACCCGTTGGTATCATTTTGTTTCGATTAGAGGCGTTAGTGATTCAAATATTTGGATCGCTAATTCGGCGCAAGGTTACAAAGGCATATATGAGCTAATTTCGCGCGGTCAATGGGATGCATGGAGCGGAAGTTGGAAGGCGGTTCTGCTCGATTGATGTCTCTCTCGATCACACGCTGCGCACCACCTGTAGCCATCGGCGCGAACTCGCGTGTTCTCCGCGTTCCAGGGATGGCCGCGCCGACAGACCAGCAGTCGCCCACGGATCGCGTTGACGTTGGTTCCATGCGGGACGGCCCGAAGGTGTCGGGGATTGCAGCAGCGTCGGTGCGGGCAGTTCCGTCCACCACGGCACGTCGAGTCGCGGTTGTGGCACGTGTGGTCTATGTCGAAGCGCGGTGGGATGGGGCCGACCAGCGTACGGAAGACGTACCGATGGGCCGAGTAGCGCCGCCCATCGACCATGACTTGCGCGTAGCCCTTGCCGTTGCTGCGGCCCGAGATCGGGTGGCAAGCATCGGGACCGCCGGAGATGTCGATCAGAGCGAAAACCTGGGCCGGCAGCGAGATACCTTGGGCGTGCATCGCGGCTTACCTCCGTGGTGCCTGGGAGCGGCGGCTGGAACCGCGCGCTCCTTTTCCATGCTATCGGAGGCAGGCTCGTGTCTTTGACCGATCCGTACTGCACTGCTGAGCAGTACCGCAACATCATCGAGAAGCGCGACGAGTCGGACGACGTGGAAGTGACGCTCGACCTCAAGGCCGTCAGCCGCTGGCTCGACCGCAAGCTGATGCGCTTCTTCAACAAGGACGACCAGCCGGTGGCGCGCCAGTACTGGCCGCTCGGTGGTCCGAAGTGGCCGCTGCCGCTCGGGTGGGCCGAGAGCGAGAACCCGTGGACGATGGGCGGCTACACGCGCATGCTGCTGACCGACGACATGGCCGAGGCACCGACCAAGGTGCTCATCGACAACGGCGGCAGCGGCACGTTCACCGAGCCGGCCGACCTGATGCCGCCCGAGTGCTACGAACTGTGGCCGCAGAACGCCAACCTGGGGCCAGAGCCGAAGCCGTGGACCAGCATCTACGTGCCGTACTGGTACCAGGCTCCCTGGGGCGGCTTCCCTTCGGGCAAGCGCATTCAGGTGGTGTGCCGGTGGGGTTGGCCTGCGGTGCCACCCGCCATCGTCATCGCCACGGCCGAACTGTGCGGCATCTGGCGGCTGGAGTCGCCGCGTTCCACCTCGCGCGTCAACGAACTCGAACAGGTCACGGCGACCTCGAACATCGCCAACAAACTGGTGGACGAACTCATCAAGCAGTACGTCCGCAGAGAGAGCCTGATTTGAGGATCTCGGTGGCGCTGGTGGCGAGCATGCCGATCTTCGGAGGGACCGAGAAGGAAACGCTCGATCTCCTGGCCGCGACGGAGCATAGCTGCACGCCACCCGACCAGTGCGTCAAGAACGCGGCTGGTGCGGTGGTGCAGATGTGCTCGGCGCACCGTGCGCTGCTCGACCAGAAGTTCCTCGACGGCGTGCTCAAGTGGCGCAGGCGGCGCGAGTACCTGTGGGAGGGGGAGAACCACGGCTGATGCCGGTCTACACCCTGTCGGGCTTCGACATCCCGGGCACCGTGGTGCTGGCTGACTTCCCCGAGGTGCTGCGCCAGATCAACGCGCGCGCGGCACTGATCGTCCAGCGCGAGGCGCGCGACAACGCCTTCGCTTTCCGTGACACAGGTGCGCTGGCGAGATCCATCCAGGCCCAGGTGGACGACCTGACGGTGACCATTTCAGTGCCCGCCAACCAGCCCACGGCTGCGTACGCCAACGTCATGGAGTTAGGCCGAACGGCCGGTAGACATCCACCCCGGGTGGCTCCACCTGAGCGCAATGTTCTGGCGGGCTGGATGCGGCGGCACGGTATCCCTGAGTCGGCCGCGTACGTCATCGCGCGGGCCATCGGACAGCGCGGCATCCGAGGGCGGCTGTACATGGAGCGCGCCTACCGATCCCTGGAGCAGCAGATGCCAGCCATCATCAATACGGTGATGGGCCGGATGGGGCTGACGTGACCCTGCAGGCCGCGATCACCGCGCTGTGCGACTTGCAGAAGTCGCTGCAGATCGTGGACCCGTTCACCTCGAAGATCCGCGAGGCGTACCCGCTGCCGCCCAACCGCAAGCAGACGACACTGCCCGACGCGCCGTGCTGGATCAACGTGTGGGGCCTGCAGGAGGTCATGAACTGGCCTCCGAACCGGATCGAGCGCTACTCGATCACGTGCCAGCTTCTGGTCAACGACGCCGACACCTTCGTCGCGGCGCAGATGGCAACTTCGTTCGCGACCGAGTTCATCAAGGCGTGGGACGAGACGGACTACGACCTGGGCGGCACGGTTATCGGCTCCGAGCTTCGCGGGCGCGACCCATCGGTGGTCAATCTTGAGTGGGGCGGACTGAGCTTCGCGGGCATCCAGTTCACCGTGGTCATCGACGTGCCGGTCGGCCTCAGCGACGACGGCTCGGGCGACAACTACGTCGATGACGTGATCCAGACGCTCATCAACTGGACGGCTGGCCGACTCCCGGGCTGGCAGCAGGATCTGAACAACTGGCACCCGACCAACGACTCGCCGGGCATCCTGTGGTTCTACCTGCAGATGGGCGGGCCGCTGGACAACGAGTTCCTCGACTTCGACCACGGACTGGAGGGCGCAACGGTCGCGGCGCGCATCGTCACCCCGTCGCGCCAGGCAAGCGTGCTGGCTATCCGCAAGTTGACGCGCATGCTCGGCCACGACCGCCAGGACCACATGCTGATGCCAGACGGCACGTGGCTCTGCTACGACACGATCCGCTCCCAGGTCGATGCGACGGGCATGACGGAGGGCCAGGTGCAGATGAACGTCAAGTGGATTCTGGACGAGACGCTGGCCGACGACGTGTGGTGGGATCCGGGCCAAGGCCCTGCCGATCAACCTGGCGGCACCACCGATGGTAGTGGCGACGGCAATGCCTTCGGACCCTTCCCGAGTGGTGGTGGCCCATCGCTGCTGTGGCAAGAAGACCCGAGTGTCGGCAACGGATCGGGGCCGACGATCAAAGAGGAGACGCCATGAGCGAGACGCCGCCAGAAGAAGCCAAAGCGCCGACACCCGAACCCATCGCAACACAGACCCCGCCGCCACCCCCGCCACCGCCTGGTCCCGCGCAGCAGGCCGCGACCGGGGGTGACGCGACCTACACCGCCGCCGAGCTTCAGGCCGCAGCAGCCTCTCTCGGGGCCTACCCGTGGGACGTTCCGAGTGTGTTCGCCCTGCGAGGTGGTGTCACCGAGATGTCCGAGGCCGACTTCAAGACCGCGCTTGAAGAATTGCGTACGCCACCCGCTGAACCAGCAGCCGATGAGAACGAGGGAGGTTTCTGATGGTTGACCGACTCATCACGTCCTATCCGCCGCCGACCGCACCAGGCATCTACGGCATCATCTCGGCGGCGGGGCCGACCGCAGGACCGAGCGGCCTGGGCGTTGTTGCTATCGTCGGCAAAGCCAGCTTCGGGCCGATCAACACGGCCGTGCAGTGCGGCTCACCGTCTGCAGTCGCCACGGTCTTCGGGGACGCCTCGGCGGTGGATCGCTCCAACCAGACCTCGACCCTGGCGAACCTGGCGCGCGAGGCGGCGATTGGCGGGGCCATCGGCTTCGTCGCGGTGCGCGTGGGCGGCACCGGCTCGGCTACAGCCAAGGTCACCGCTGGCGTCATGGACAACGCCTCAACCGTTGTCGGCAACCTGACGGCGGCTTCACCAGGCGCGTTTGGCAACAACCTGTACTGCAAGATCCAGCCCGTGGCAGGGGTGGCAACGCAGAAGGAACTGGTGGTGCTCAAGGGGCCGAGCATGACCATCGTGCAGGACACCCGCTTCGTCATCGGCAACACGCCTGCCAACGAGCCTGACGCGCTCGCGGCGGCAACCGTCAACGCGCCCTACGTCGTGTTCACCAAGAGTGCCCAGGGCAGCGGGCAACTCGGCAACCTGGCGCAGATCCAGATGGCGGGTGGGGCTGATCCAGCCGCCTCGTCAGGCGACTACAACGCGGCATTCGCGCCACTCTCGACGTACGCCTGGGCCACGATGGTTACCGACAGCGAGAACGCCGCCATCGTCTTCCCGGCGATCCAGGCGTTCGTGGACACCGAGACGCAGTGGGGCCGCTTCAGGACCGCGTGTGTCGGGGAGCCGACGAGCGTGTCGGTGACCACGCGCTACGCGGATGCCAGCGCGATCAACTCGTGCCTGGTGCGCTACCAGGGCACGGGCTTCACCTACCCCAACGGTGATGGGACGTACCGTGCCGACGAGGGCTACCTGGCGGCAGCGGCCGACGCGGGCATCATGTCTACGCTCACGCCAGGCACCTCGATGACCTGGCGGGCGATTCCTGGGGCCACGGCCATCGTCACGGGCACGCCCGCGTACGACGAGCCGACCGCGATTCTCTCGGGCATGGGCTACTACAAGTTCAGCAACACCCTGGGGGTGCGCACGGGCGCGGGCATCTCGACGCTGGTCAACCCGGCCGTCACGCCGATTTGGGCTACGGCGCTCAACACGGGCTGGCGCTATCTGGAGCACGTCGCGACGGCGTTCGGCCTGCTCGGGGACATCGGTGACACCTGGGAGGGCATGGTCGCCAACCCCGACCCGGCGCTGCGGCCTCCCAACACGCCTGCCGGTCGCGCCGCACTGATCGCCGCAGCCAACCGCTCGGCCAAGCAGTACACGGACAACTCGTGGATTCAGTCGGGCGACGTGATCGTGGATCCGGCGCACCCGTCCACGTCCAACACGGCCTACTTCACCTTCGAGAACCTCGTGGTCGCGCTGCGCGCCGAGAGGCTCGTCCTGGCGCTGCCGTTCGGCACGCCATAGCGATAACCGGTTATCAGCCATGACAGACCTGACCGTCGCCAACGACGTGAATCTGAACTCGGTCACCATCGACCCGACCATTGGCTACCACCAGACGTGGTGGCAGTGGCCGTACTACACGCCGCCCGCCAACATCCACGTCTACTACCCGTACCCGTTCACGCTTGCGCCCACCCAACGCTGCGCCTGGTGCCAGGGCCAGCACGTGGGCGCGTGTCCGCGCCTGAAGTCGGTCAGCTACCGCAAGGACGGCACCGTCGAGCGCGTTGAGTTCTTCGAGGAGGACTAGACATGCCAGTAACGTCCACCCAACTCACGGCCGGCTTCCGTGGCAACTTCTACCGCAACGGGCAGAAGTGGGCGGGTGCCTCGGGGTGGGATCTCACCCGCAACACCACCCTGACTGAAGACGGCGTGCTCGACCAGAAGGTGACCATCCCCGTCGAGCAGTCCCTGACGTACACGCTCAAGGTCAGCGAACTGATCTTGGACTCGAACTTCTCCAACGAGGTGCTGCAAGCCGACGCGCGCTCGGACCAGTTGCGCTTCCTGTTCATCGGGGAGTCGCGGCGCAACGACGGCCAGCAGGAGCGCATCCGCATGGACGGCGCGTGCATCTCGGCCGACCTGTTGCTGTCGGGTGTGACCCGTGGGTCCAGCCGCAAGCGTGACATCACCTTCCGCCTGGATACGGTGCCTGCCTTCGACAGCATGATCTCTAGCTAGGGGTGTAGCTGATGCCGCCACGTGGACAACGCGACTTATCGCTCGTCGGAGAAGACGAACTAGAGATAGTCGAAGACGCAGAAGGCGTCGAGGAGCAACTCCTCGCGGCTTTCGCCACCACACGCGCCAAGGAAAAGGCCCAGGTCGCCGCTGTCGAGATCCAGCGCTACCAGGGCATTCCGCAGCGGGACGCTGGCGGCAAACTCGTCCGCGACGAAGAAGGCAAGACGACCGTGGGGTCGCTGATCCTGTACTTCAGGCGGCTCCAGCCCGGCACGCTGCTCAACCTGCGCCAGGAGTTCACCATCCGTAAGCCCATCAAGCGCGCGGGCCGCACCCAGTTCGAGGAGAGCTTTGACGACGAGGGCTTCGCGCTGCACGTCGCCTATCTCGCCATGATGCCGTGGTGTCGTGCGATGTACTTCGACAACCAGAAGCTGTGGGGCGACGAGCCGGTTGGTACGGGCGAGGAGTTCCTGCGCTATCGGCTGAACCTGGGCGAGATGGGCTACTGCCTGGAAGCCGTTCAGCAGTTGGAGGGCTTGGGCGAGGAGCAGATCGAGCAATTGGGAAAATCTTCGAGGACGGGGGCGAGCTTGCCCCGTGGGACGTTTGGGTAGAAGTCGCGACCCTGTTCAACGTGCACCCCTGGCAACTGCTGCACATGGACGAGTATCGGCGCGTCTGGTACGAGATGGCGGCTATCACCCACCGCAAGCGCGAGCATGAGATCCGCCAGGAATTCCTGAACGCCATCGGCAGGATGTTTGGCGGCGAGGACTAGATGGCCGACTACGAAGTAGGGGTCCGCCTGGTCGCCAAGGACGAGACGGGTCCGGCTGTGTCCACTGCGCAGCGCGGCATGAAGGGCGTGGACGACGCCGCGAAGTCCGCCAACAAAGAGCTTGAGGGCATGGGGCCAGCCGCCAAGAAGGGCGCGGACATGGCGACCCCGGCGCTCAACGGCCTGAAGAACAGCCTGGGCGACATCCTGAAGATGGCGGCGGGCTTCTCCATCGGTGCGTTCACTGCGCAGCTAGGCGGTTCGCTGACGGGCGCGCTGCAGGAGTCGATCACCAGCACCAAGGATCTGTACTCCCAGGTCAAGATGCTGCAGAACATCACCGGCGGGTCGGCCGAGCAGATCTCGACCACCATCGGTGCCTTCGAGCACTTCGGGCTGAGCACACAGCAGGCCGCGTCCAGCATCTCGATCTTCTCGCGCCAGATGCAGAAGGCCCCGGTCGATATGCAGGAACTGGCGACCAGCCTGGACTCGACCACGGGCAAGCCGCTCAAGGGCTTCGCGGACCAGATGCACGACCTGGGCGTCAACACCGAGGACGCCACGGGCAAGGCGCGGCCGATGCTCGACGTGCTCATGGACACCGCCGACAAGTTCAAGGCGATGGGCGGCGGCGCGGAGGCGACGGCTGCGGCGATGACGCTGTTCGGGCGCTCGGGCCGCGACATGCTGCCGGTGCTGCTCCAGGGGTCGGAGGGCATCAAGAAGATCGCGGAAGAAGGCAAAGCGATGGGCTTCGTCCTGACCGACGACGACATGACGGCGGTCAAAGCCTTCAGCGCTGCCCAAAAAGACCTGAACGAGACGATGGACGGGTTCAAGATCCAACTCGGCATCGCGCTCATGCCGCTGTTGACGATGCTGGCGAGTGTGGGCGACCAACTCGCGATCATGTTCAACACCCACATGCTGCCGGCGATCAAGACGGTCGCGGAGTGGATCAAGAACCTCGTCGGCAACGTGCAGGACGCCTGGAAGCGCTTCACCGAGTGGCTCGGTCCGCTCGGCATGGTCGTGGACGCGCTCAAGGACTTCATCTCCAACATCATCGACGCGGTACAGAACAACGAGGGCCTGTCGATCTCGATTCAGAACGGGGCCATCGCCATCGGCGGGGCGACAGTCGCGACTCTCGGCCTGGGTGTGGCGATGGACGCGCTGGCGAGTACGGCGAGTACGGCGACCAGCATCATCCAGACCTTCAACGCCATCTTGGAAACCACCTCCAAGACGGGCACGCTCATCATGATCTTCTTCGCGCTGGCGGCGGTGATGGTCACGCTGTACCAGACCGTGCCCCAGGTGACGGATGTCTTCAACGCGCTGTGGGAGGCCATTACCGGCGACCCTGGCGCGCTCGGCGTGGTCTACGACGTGATCCAGAAGACGTTCGGCACGGAGATGGCCGACAAGCTCAACCCGTTCCTGAACTGGCTCATGAAGTCCATCCCGCTCATCAAGGACTTCGGCCGCGCCGTCGTCGTCGCATTCACCGACGACGCGGGGGCGATGGGCGTCATCTACGACGTGATTCGCAAGGTCTTCGGTGACCAGGCAGCGGAAGCCATGCAGCCGTTCCTGCAGAACCTGATGCTGTTAATCCCGCGTGCCAAGGAAGCGGGCGAGTGGATCGGGTGGGCCTTCGAGCGGCTGACCAAGGGCGACATCCGCAACGTGCTGATCGACCTGGGCATCGCCTTCGGCAAGTTGTTCAACGTCGATACCTCGGGTTTCGCGGCGACGGTCGGCAAGGTCTTCGACACGCTCGGCAAGCTGTTCGAGCAGTTCCAGAAAGATCCAGGCGGCACGCTCCAGGCGGCATGGAAGGGGCTGCAGGACATCCTCGAACCGCTGGCTCCGTCGTTCAACAACCTGAAGGACGCCTTCGAGAAGATCGTCGGCGCGGTCCAGTCGCTGTGGCCGACGCCGCTCAAGGACATCCTCGACGGCCTGGGCAAGGCCGACTTCAGCGGGGTTGCTCCGACTATCGACGCGGCCAGGATCGCCTTCGAGGGCCTGTACGCGGTGTTCATGCTCATCGCGGGGATCATCAACACGATCACGGGCTTCTTCGACTGGATCATCACCAACGTCGGCAACGCGACCCAGTTCATCAAGGACCACAAGGAGGCCCAGGGTGCGCTGGTCCTCATCCTGGGCGCGCTGGCTGGCGCAGCCCTCAACGTGGCGTTCAGCCTCGCCGTCGCGGGTGCCGCGATGCTGCTGACCGCCGGCTACGGCGGCATTCTCAACGGCATCATGACCGTCATGGTGGTCGTGGTGGACGCGGTGCGCTTCGCCTGGATGCTCATGGACGCGGCGATGCTCGCCAACCCTATCGGCCTCATCATCATCGCCCTGGTCGCCCTGGGCGCGTATCTGGTGTGGGCCTACAACAACGTGGACTGGTTCCGCGATGCGGTCAACAACCTGTGGAAGGCGATGCAGGACTGGTGGGCCTGGTTCAGCACCGAGCTTATGCGCGAACTGCACGCCCTGGGCGACCTGTTCCAGCAACTCGGCACGTGGATCTCCGAGAACGGCGACACGATCAAGACGGTGATCGAGGCGCTCATGGGGCCACCCGGCCTGCTGCTCATCGCGTGGCAGCAGGACTGGGGCGGCATTCAGGAGAAGGTCCAGGGCTTCGTGGACTGGTTCAAGACGGTGCCAGGCATGATCTCCAGCGCGGCGCAAGCGGTCGGCAACGCCTTCTCCACGATTGGCACGGCCATCTCCAACGCGCTCAAGAACATCAACATCGACATCGGTCCGTTCCACTGGCGCGGCGGCACCTTCTCGTCGGACATCCCAGGCATCTCCGTCATCGGGGACGCCTTCAGCGCTGGCGGGACGAAGGTGCACGAGGCGCTGGACACGCTCGGCCAGCAGAACGCCCAGGCCAACGCCAGTAGCTACAGCCTGGTCGGTGAACTCGCGGGCGGGCCAACACCCGCCGAGGCGGGCCTCCAGATCATGCAGACGGGTGGCTGGTTGCGCGAGCCGATCATCGGTGTCGGCCCCTCGGGGACGCAGTACAGGCTGCACGCCAACGAGTACATCTCGCCGGCTGGCGCGCACGCCGAGAACGCGGCAGCGGCGCATGCGGGGCGCGGCGGCGGTGTGACGCTCAACGTCTCGCCAGGAGCGGTGCAGATCAGTGGAGCCAACGGGCCTGCCCAGGATTGGGCGACGGCCGCAGACGCGCTGTGGGACGACCTGTACGCCAAGCTGAGCCGCGCGCTCGATAACCGGGTGTCCTGATGGTTGCCCAGGTCAAACTCGTCAACTACGCCGACCCGACCGACGAGTTGATCTTCCCGATCACCCCGTCCGAGCTACCCGAGACGGCCGACGCGAGTGCCAAGAGCTTCAACGTCATCGGCAAGGGCAGCTACTCGTTCCCTGACGGCAGGGCCGAGTACAAGCTGTCGATTGCGGGCTACTTCCCAGGCAAGGGCCGCTGGACGCCGTTCCCCGAGAAGAAGCTCGAAAACCTGCCGCACATCCACGACTGGCGGCACCCCGAGGAACTCACCTTCCAGCTACGCGAGTGGCTGAACAACAAGGCCAAGCTCAAGTACGTCGCGGACAGCAAGGCGGGCCTGATGCAGGTACCGGTGTTCTTGAGCAAGTACTCCTTCACCAAGAAGGGGCCGGCTGGCGACATCGTGTACCAGTTGGATTTCGTGGAGTGGCGCTCGCTGTCGGTGTTCATTGACGACGGTGGGCCGAGCGGCGGCGGCTCCAGCGGCGGCGGCAGCGATAGCTCACAGAGCGCGGGCGACGGAGACGCGGGCGAAGAAGACGCCAACCCGACGACCTACACCGTCCAGCCCGGCGACAACCTGACGTTCATCTCCAAGCGCTTCCTGGGCGACGGCGGGCGCTGGCCCGAGATCTACGACGCCAACCGCGACACCATCGGGGACGACCCGAACATGATTTCGCCGGGCATGGAGCTTCTGATCCCAGGCGGCACGGTGGCCGAGCCGAATCTGGACGGCTACACCCCGATGGGGACTGACGCCACGGTCGGTTCAGACGTGGGAGATGGAGGCTGATGGCCCAGGTACCGCCCGACCTCGACACGCTCGAACTCACCTCCGAGGGTGGCCTCACCGACACCGGCGACCCGATCCAGATCGAGGCCAATCTCCCCGCGCAGAGCGGCGATGCCATCGTCCCGACGCCAGCGGACTGGGCGAGCATGGCGTACGCGGTGCATGCCGACTTCGGCGGCGACGTGGGCGGCGGCAAGATCCCTGTCTCGGCGCTGTCGTGGGAGGAGCAGTCGGGCGAGCTTGCCACGCGCATCACCCTCCAGTTCCCCGACTACCCGATGGACGGCGGGCAGCGACTGTCGAAGCTCATCCAGCTTGGCACGCCGCTGACAGTGCTCGCGGCGATGGGTAGCTCGCCGTTCCAAGAGGTCGCGCGCGGCATTGTGGAGGAGATCGCGCCCAACGACGGCACCGGCGGCACGTTCGAGGTGGTCGCCTACGACCCGATCAAGGCCACGCTCGACTCCAAGGTGGATCGCTTCTACGAGTGGGGCAAGACGCCCAAGGATGTGATCCAAGACATCCTGGGCAGCGGCAGCGGCACGCCAGACGACCCGGACGGTGGTTGGAACGTGCCGTTCGGCCGACTCGACCCGATGCTCGATACGCCCTTCAGCGGGCCGTACACGGTCAAGGCGCAGACCATCGCGGCGGTGCTGGCCGATTGCGTCAATCAGGCCATGACGCTGGCGGGCACCGACAACAACAACCGCCTGGTGATCCGCAGCACCCTGGGCATGATCGAGATCACCCAACCGGGTGGCAACAACCCGGTCTACTGGCTGCGCGAGGACGCCGGTCAGGATGTCTCCAGCGTCAGGGAGCACATCTCGATCACCGACATGGTGACCCGCGTCCGCGTGACGGGCAAGAGTGTCGCGGACGCCGCGCCTGGGCTGGTCGGCATCCTCGACTCATCACAGGCCAACTACGGCATCACGCGCCAGGAGATCATCACCCTGACGACGCACACGAGCATCGAGGAGGTCGAGAAGCAGGCGCGCCAGATGCTCAACCAGAAGGGTTCGCCCAAGCACGACCGTGCGATTGAGGCTCCCGACGTGCCGATGCTGCGCAAGTACGACATCGTGCGCGTGACGGCGGGCACGATGGACGACCACTTCTACGTCGAGTCGGTGACCCACGACGAGGCTTCGCGCAAGATGTCGCTGACGCTCTCGACGCTGCGCTCCGACACGACCAGTGGCGACTCGGGTGTGTGGCACGACGTGCACGAGGACGCCATTCCTGAAGACAGCACCACGGGCACCTCGGCGGGTGGCTCGACCGTGCTGGTGACGGGTGGCCGCGTAACCGACGCCCAGTTGTACGCGCTGGCGCGCAACGCGGGCTTCACCGGCCAGGACGCGATCATGGCCGTGGCGATCTCGCTGGCCGAGGACGGGACTTCTGATCCGCAGGCGCGCAACTTCAACCCAGGTCCGCCGCCGACGACCGACCTGGGCCTGTGGCAGATCAACTCGATCCACTGGGGTCAGGGCGGCATCGGCAGCGAGGGCGATCTGGTCGATCCACAAAAGAACGCCAACGCCGCGCACATCATTTGGGCCGAAGCCGCCAGTCGCGGACTCAACGGCTGGCAACCCTGGAGCACGTATCCCAACGCCTACAAGAAGTACATGGACCGCGCGACGGCCGCGTCTCAGGCTCCCGCCCAGGCCGCGCCGACGACCCAGGCGGCGGTGACCGGCGCGAAGGCCGCGCCCAACAGCGCGCTCATCAACGCCATGAACCAGTGGGTCAACGTGCCGTACGTCTATGGCGGCAACAGCAAGGCGGGTGCCGACTGCTCGTACTTCACCCAACAGGTCTACAAGAGCGTCGGCGTCAACCTGCCCAGGACGGCCCAGGCTCAGTGGGATGCCACGACCCATGTCAGCACACCGCAGTTCGGGGATCTGTGCTTCTTCCAGAACACCTACCCGGGCGCACCACCAGGCGTCTCGCACGTGGGCATCTACGTCGGCAACGGCCAGATGGCGAACGAGATCGAGCCGCATACCAAGCTGACCAACATCAACACCCAGGAGTGGAAGTCCAAGTTGGTCGGGTTCGGGAGGCCGCATAACTGATGCCTGGTGGACGTGGCGGGCTGGTCGGCACCGGTGCCTCGGGCATCGCGGATTTGCTGCTGTCGATCCAGCCCGAGCAGCACCATCCGCCCGAGTACGCCTCGATGGTGGACGACCAGGGCATCCTGAAGCTCACCCCCGACTCGATGCCCAACGTCAAGTTCCCGCCTGGGGATAGCTCGCCAGGTGGCTACTCGGTGCTGCAGTACCTGAATCTGGAGCCTGAATACAACACGGCCACGGCACTCACGGGCGTGACCATCCAGGGCACGCTGGTCGAGCACTACCACCAGATCCCTGGGACGGCGCTCAAGGACGGCGACCGCGTGGTCATCATGTGGACAGGCTTGTCTGCGGTGGTCATCGGCGTGATCGTGCCGAGGCCGCTCGACGGCAGTGGATCAGACCCTGGCGGTGGCGGCGGCGGCGGGGGTGGTGGTAGCCAGGGACCAGCGGGTCCGCCAGGTCCAGCCGGGCCTGCCGGACCACCAGGGCCAGCGGGGTCACCAGGCGCGCCAGGAGCCAACGGTCAGCCAGGTCCACAGGGGCCGCAGGGTGTGGCCGGGCAGCAGGGTGCCGCAGGGCCGAGCGGTGCGACCGGTGCGCAAGGGGCTGCTGGCAGCACGGGACCAGCGGGTCCGCAAGGTCCGACCGGGGCGGCTGGACCCCAGGGGCCTGCTGGACTAGGTGTCAACATGAAGGGCACCGTCGCGAGTCAGGCGAACCTGCCTGCCTCGGGCAATACGGTCAACGACGCCTGGGTCACCAACGACACCGGCTACATGTGGGTGTGGAACGGCTCCACATGGGTCAATTCAGGCTCAGCACGTGGTCCAGCAGGCCCCACGGGTCCGCAAGGTGCCAACGGTCCGACCGGTCCGACAGGGCCTGCAGGGGCCACCGGAGCGCAAGGCGTGGCTGGTCCATCCGGACCCCCAGGTGCCACGGGCGCGGTCGGTCCAGCGGGTTCGACCGGCCCCACTGGGGCCACAGGAGCCACGGGTGCGACCGGCCCGACTGGGGCTGCGGGCGCGACTGGTCCAGCGGGTGCTCCGGGCGGGTCAGCCATCCACGAGGAGTTCCTACCGCCCAACGCTGGCACGACGGTGATCGTCAGCCAGCTACCGTCTGCCGTCATCTACGTCTCGCGCAACGGCGTGGTGCAGTCCGTTACGGACGGCCACTACTCGCTCACCAACCAGACCTTCACCTTCACGACGGCCTTCGATGGCACCGAGCGCGTCTCGGTTGGCTATACGGTGGGCGGTATCGGGGGGCAGGGTCCGCCAGGTCCGACAGCGGGCATGCACGAGGAGTTCCTACCCGCGAACGGGGCGCTGACGATAGGACTGGCGAACCCGGTCACGCTCATCATGACCGTGGCGCGCTCAGGCATCATCCAGTCCCAGGCGGATGGCAACTACTCGCTGTCGGGCCAGACGCTGACGTTCTCGGACGCCTTCGACGGTACCGAGCGCGTGGTGGTCGCGTACATCTCGAACACCTATGTGCCGCCCTCGTCGGTCGCGGGTGCCATCGACACCAATCTGCGGGCGTACATCATCCAACTCATGGGCACGGCCGACCCGAACGGTCCGCCACCGGTGGCGGGACCATGAGCCGCCAGCAAGTCCCCACGGCGATGCTGCTGAACCTGGGCGTGACCTCGCCCAAGCTGGCGACCAGCCTGACGGTGACTAGCACCTTGTCAGTGAATGGTCAATTGGGCGTTGGCGGTGGCCCTGGGGCGGGTGCTTCGCTCTACTTCAGCGGCACACCCGCCGGTCACGTCATCTACAGCGCCGCGCAGCCCAACCCTGGTGGCAACAACTGGGAGGTCGATGCACTGGGGATCTACGGCGTGCCGGTCAACACGGCCAGCTACACCGGTCTGGACTACCGCTCGGTGTATGTCGCGCCCATCGCTGTGCCATCGGGCTACGCCTACAACTACGGCGTCTACATCGGCGCACCAACGGGCGGCTCGACCTCGAACATCGGCCTCTACAACGGCGGTACGACCCAACTCCAGGGCAGCATCGGCGTCGCCATCGCGCCTGTTCCTGATCGCATGCTCGTCATCTCGGGCACCACGACCACTCAGGCCACCCAGGTCGGCATCAACGTGCAGGCCACGTGCAACTCGGCCGCAACGTCTATCGGCATCGGGGTCGCGGCGATGGTCACCACGGCAGCGGCAAGCTTCACGATGTCCCAGGGGATGGCGTTCTACGTCAACCCGCCAACGCTCGGCTCGGGGTCAGCCATCACCAACTCCTACGGCCTGTACGTCAACAACATGGGCAAGGCGGGTGTGACCAACGCCTACGGCATCATGGTGTTGGCGCAATCCGGAGCTTCGTCCGCCAACATCGGCATCTACAACCAGGGGCACAGCGTCACGGTTGGGTCGGTGTTCTGTGACGGCAGTGGGGCCAACAACGGGGCGGGCGGCTCGAACGTCAACTCGGGGACGCAGAATGGGATCTTTTTCGGCGGCAGCGTCAACCAGACGGGTGAGTACATCGCCTCCAACCGTGCAGGTACCACCAACCAGTACGGGTTGGACTTCTTCACGGGGTGGGCGCGGCGCGTGTACATCACCAACGCGGGCAACCTGACCCTGGCGTCTGGCATGCAACTCCAGAGCGTCGATCAGGACGGTGTGGTGCGCACGCTGATCGGACCGACTGGCGACAACGGGCACCAGATCAATAGCGGGCCGGCGGGTGTGATCTTCGCGAATGCGGCGAACAATGTGCGCACTGGCCTTCTGACTGACGGTGGCAACTTCTCGATCAACGGTGACTTCCAGTTTACCGACACCAATCACTACCTGACGCCGGTCAGCGGCAACCACACGCGCTACGCCATCGGGCCAGGTGGTTACCTCCACTCGTTCGAGATCGCGGCGGCGAGCCACGGCAGCGGCGGGTTGGCGCTCACCCAGGCCGCAGCGTTCAACGTTGGTTCGGCGCGCGCGCTCAAGGACAACATCCGCCAGATCGAAGACCCGATCTCACTGGTCACCGACGAGAGGCTGCACGGCGTGCGCTTCGACTGGAGGGACGACGGCAGACCGGGCATCGGTTTCGTCGCGGACGACTGGCTGGAGAAAGTCCCCGAGCTTGTGCACGTCAACGACGGTGAGATGGCCGAGTATGCGCCGATGTCGATGGACTACGGCGCGCTCGGCGCGATTACCTTCCAGGCACTCAAGGCGTATATCCAGCGCACCGAGGCGCGGATAGCCGAACTGGAGGCGAAGCTGGCGGGATGAGCGTCCAAGTCGTCCCGACCAACTCGCTCAAAGACCTGGGCGTGACCTCGCCCAAGCTCGCCGCCAGCGTTGGCGTCACGGGCAATCTGAGTGCTGGTGGCGACGTGGTGATCGGCGGCAACTACCGCTTCGGTGCGGCTAACAGTCCCGAGACGATCTGCAAGAGCGCGACTGGCATTCTGCGGGTGACGGCTGGAATGCAGATCGACAGCACGGTTGGTGTCGGTACTCCTCCCGCCAACAACGTCGGCGTCTACATCACGGGCAACCTGAACTTCCAGCAGACGGGGCAATACGGGATCTTCTGTAACCCGACGATTACCACGGCGGCGACGGCGGGTGCCTACGGGATTTACACGTCGCTAGTGACGGCGAACAACCTCGCGACGAGTGGGTTGAACACGATTGCCGCAGGGCCTCCGACTCTCGGCTCTGGTACCAGCGCGACCAACATCAACGGTCTGTACGTCGCCAATCAGGGTGCAGCGGGCGTCACCAACGCTTATGGCGTCTATGTCGTGTCGCAGGCTGGTGCGAGCGGCGTGAACTTCGGCATGTACGTCAACTACACCAGCGCGTTGACGGGCGGGCCGTACGCACCTGGCAGCGCGGTCTTCAACAACACTTCGACGGGCAACGGTACGGCCAGCCTCATCACCATCAGTTGTGGCGGCTACAACCAGTGGGGTGTCGGCTTCGGCACGATCTATGGCCTTTGGTGGCACGCTTTCATTGCCAGCAGCCAGATCCAGTGGGGCTTCGACGGTTCTCGCCTGCGATTGGCGAGCGACACGGGTTGGAACGCACTGACCTTCCAGAATGGCTGGACGAACTACTCGTCCCCGTATGGACCCGCTGGCTATCGCAAGATGCCTGACGGGATCGTCCTTCTCCGTGGCCTCGTCCAGGGCGGCACCGCCGGGGTGATCTGTACGTTGCCAGCCGGGTTCCGGCCGGCTCAGACGCAGCTTGTGGTGGCAGCGATAAACGGTCCCGGTGTCTTGCGTCTTGACGTTACGTCCGCCGGAAATGTCCAGACGATGGAACTGCTCTCGGGCGTCAACAGCATGACTGGTTGGATCTCGCTCAACAACATCGCGTTCCTGGCAGAAGGATGATGGACGTAGCTGCGCCCTACGAGGTCGAGGTCCAGCCCCAGGTAGCGGTATCGCTCAACACCGTCACGTCGCTGCCGCCATCCAGCCCCAAGGCGTTCCAACTCAGCGGCGACGGAGTGTTCAACGGCAACCTGGGTGTGACCGGGCCGCAAATGGTCATCGGCACCAGTGGTGTCACGACAGGCTATGGCCTGTACGTCAGGCCGTCGCTCACGGGTGCGGCTTTCCAGATCGGCGTCAACTCCTCGCCGGTGGTGGACGCCACGGCCACGTCCTGGGGAGCAGGCGTGTACGGGGGTGTCAGGACGGCGGCGGCGAGCTTCACCCTTAGCTCGGGCTTCGCTTTGGCAGCAGCCTCACCGTCGCTCGGCGCTGGCTCCTCGATCACCTCGATGTACGGCCTGTACATCTACAACCAGGGCGCGACAGGAGTCGCCAACGCCTACGGCGTCATGATCGCCAGCCAGTCGGGTGCGACCACGACCAACATGGGCCTGTGGAACCAGGGCACCACGCGCCTGGATGGTCAGGTCAACGTCAACGGCATGACCCAGTTCAGCCAGCCGGTCAGCATCGGCAACCAGGCCGCAGTCCAGACGGTTGGCCTGAACATGGTGGTCAACCTGCAGGGCCAGGGCGTCAGCGGCGTCGGTGCGGATCAGGTCTGCCAGAAGATCGTCGGCGTGTTCTCGTCGGTGGCGACCTCGGGCATGGGTCTGTACTTCCAGCCTACCTCGGGCAACAGCAACACCTTCTCCAGCATTTGGGCTTTCTACATCGACGGCTCGAACCTGGGCACCAGTCCCGTCACCAACTACTACGGGCTGTATGTCAGGAACCAGGCGCGGTCGCAGACCACCAACACCTACGGGATCTACATCGAGAACCAGTCAGGCTCACCGACGACCAACCTGGGCCTCTACAACGGCGGCACAACCCTACTGATGGGGGCGGTCGGGGTCGCCATCGCGCCAGTGGCGGGCCTCACTGCACCAGCCCCCATCGCTATTCCCAACGGACTTGCGCTGGACAACAGCAACGGTCAATCGCAGGCTGGTCAGCTACTCGCTCCGGGCGCAACGTGGACGGCTGTTCCGAGCAACTTCTCGGGCCTGGTCGTCGTGGACGAGACAATCGCACTCGGCTACACAGCGATGTTCTTGATGGGTGCTGGAGCGTCCACGCTGGTAGGCCAGAACCCGAGCAACGCCACCCAGTGGTCCGCCACGCAAGGGCATGCCGGGTCGATCAACATCTACTTTGGTGCTCCTGCAAATGGCTACCCGGTGATGGTCGAAAATCAGTTGGGTAGCAACGTCCGCGTCAGCTTGATGGCTTTCAGATTGAGGTATTCGGCCTAATGGCGAACTACACGATCAGCGCGACCGACGATGAGGATGCCGCCATGCGATGGGCGACCACCGAGTACAACACGGGCAACCCGGACCAGGCCGACCTGGGCGTCGAGCAGTTCGTGCAGCAGGCCGTGCAGATGCTGTTCGAGGGCTACGCCAGGTCGTACCAGCAGAGCCAGAGCCAGTTCACCGCCGAAGATCTCGAAGCGGCGTACCGTTCGGCCGACGCCGACATTCAGCAGGGCGCGCTGGCGCTGGCCTTCAATACCGTCACTCCTGAGATCCGCAACCAACTGGCGCACATGCTCAAGGCCGAGGTCGGGGCGGGCGTAGCCGCCAGACCACCACTTCCAGATGAGGTCAAGTACTGATGAAACGCATCCCGATGCGCACCATCCACGACGAGCACTTCCCGCCCGGCACACCCGAGTTCGCGCAGAGCGTCATGGTGTGGGCCGACGTGATCCGCCAGGTCATCCGCCGGCCGATGGACCCATCCAAGGGCGCGGACATCGAGGAGATGCGGCGCGGCATCCGCGTGCTTGACGCGGTGGACAGGGCCGGCCAGTACCTCGAACTCGAAGACGCCGACTACGAGCACCTCAAGGAGAAGACCAAGCTCATGCAGTGGGCCTTCGTGGACCGTCGCCTGGTGACGTTCATTGACGACGTGAACAACGCCACCGAGGAGATCCCCGAGTCACCCAACGGCCACCCTGCCATTCTGGACACGGCGGCTCCTGGCTGGCCTGACGTGAGCACGGTCCGATAACCGGTTATCGCTAGTGCCCAACCTGTACGCCCCGACCTACCCGCCGACGTGGACCGTGCCAGATCCGGTCCTGCAGCGCATGACGCCCGCGCCGACGACCATCCGTGCGGTGACGTACTCGTTCAACCCGATCTTCCGCGACTTTCAGGTGGACGGCACTGGCGACGTGCCACTCACCGACGCGGGCGCAGCGGCGGTCCAGTGGGCGGCGAAGGCCGTCTCGACGCAGCGCGGGGCGCACCTGATCTACGGACGGACGTTCGGCGCTGACATTCGGACGTGCCTGCTGGCCGGCTCGCACCAGGCAACCGAGAACGCGCTCACCGTCGAGATGCGCCGCGCCGTCAAGCGTGACAACCGCATCTCCGACCTGACGGACTTCCAATTCGCCTGGCAGCAGACGATGCTAGAGGTCGCCTACCGCGTGGTGCTCACGGACGGCCGCTCCAAGCAGACCCAACTGGACATCCCACTGCAATGACCTTCACCACCAGCGTCTACACGGGCTACGACACGACTCTGCCCCAGTCGGTCATCAACCGTCAGAGCGATGCCAACTTGCGACTGGCGGCGCTCTCGGCGTTCTCGCTGCTCGCCCCAGGCATGGACACGGTGGAGGGCAGCTTCGCGTTCGACCTGATCGAGCCGTTCTGCCTGGTGCTCGCCCAGGCGTACGTGGACCTCATCGACGTGGAGCGCCGCAACTCGCTGGCGACGGCCACGGGCCTGGATCTGGACCGCATCGGGGATCTGTACGGCGTCACGCGCGGGCCAGCGGCGTTCGCCACCGGCACGGTGACCTTCACCGGCTCACCCGGCAGCGTCATCCCAGGGCCGAGCGGCAACAACGCGGGCACCGTCGTGTGCACCCAGGGACCAGGGGCGGTCTTCTTCACCACCCAGGTCGCGGCGACCATCCCTGCTGGCGCGAACCCGGGCACCGTGGACGTGCCGGTGACGGCCAACAACGTGGGGGCCAACGGCAACGTGCCGGCTGGCTCGGTAACCCTGTTTGGGGCCAGCGCGCCGACCGGCATCGCCTCGGTCACCAACAACTCGGCCTTTATCGGCGGGGCCGACATTCAGATTGACGGCCCGCTCAACCAGTACTACTCGGGCTACCGCTCGGACATCTACATCCTTGAGAACACGCGCGGTGAGGGCGGCGCGGCCAAGCACCTCCGCAAGTGGGCGCGCTCGGTCAACGGCGTCGGCGGCGTGCACGTCCAAGAGGTCACGCCCGCGCCAGGATGGGCGACAGTCGTACTCCTGGGCGTCAACGGTCAGCCCGCTTCGGCGGATCTGGTGCACGCGGTCGAGGCGACCATCTTGGACCCGCACTATCTGTACAACGAGATCGAGGCGGCTCCCTTCACGCTGTCGGGTTCGGGCGCGACCATCGTCACCCTGGCGGACGCCACGCCGCTCGGCGGCACCAACAATGCCGTCCGACTGACGGGCACGGTTGCCAGCGCGATTCGTCATCCGCGTCTGGACCTGATGCTGCCGCAGCCCGGTGTGTGGCGGCTCAAGCCGCGCTGCAAAGTTAGCTCGACGCTGAACTCGACGGCGCTGGTGAGCATGGGCGTGTGGGACATCAACACCGGCGCGTGGTGCTGGACGCGACCCAACAACAACGGGGCCTCGTGTCTGACGACGTTTGCGGCCAACCGCTTCTCGACGGCGTTCGTGCAGCCTGACATCGACCCGATCAGCGTGGACTTCGCCTGGAACGGCATCGACCAGATCGAGCTTCACATCGACCTGGGCACCGTGGGCGTCAACGACGGGCCGGGCACACCGGTGGATACGACTACCAGCCTGTACATCGACCAGATCAACTACTTCGCCACCATGAGCCGCGACGACCGCGACCTCGGTCTGTCGCCAGCGGGCATGCGCGTCAACGTCATCCCCGCGCTCGGCATCACCGTCAACATCACCGCCACGGTGACCTACCAGTTGACCACGGGTCAGACGATTGCCCAGGTCAACGCCAACATCGCCACCAACCTGCAGACCTACTTCGCGCAGATCGCCTTCGGTGCCGACGAGACGGTCAGGCGCGCCGCCGTCGAGCAGGCGATCTACACCACTGGCGGCGTGGGCGACGTGAACAACGTGCTGCTCAACGGTTCGACGGCCAACATCCAGATCGGCCCGACCCAGGTCGCGGTCATCGGCACCCTGAACTGGACGCAAGGATGACGCAGCCTCCCGATCCCAACGGCACGCTGATGAAGTCGTGGCTCCCGCCTATCTGGTACGACGCGGCCTACTCCGTGGACGCCGTGCTCCAATCCGAGGGCCAGGGCCTCAGCACGTTTCAGCAGGACACCTCGGACGTGGCGGCGGCGCGCATGCCGCAGACGGCTCCCGACTGGGGCATCGAGCGCTTCGAGATGGAGCTTGGCCTGCCGGTCAACCCGCCTGGGCTGACGCTCGAAGACCGCCGCGCAATTGTCCTGGCGAAGTTCCGTGGTATCGGCACGACCATCTACCGTCTGAAACAGATCGCCGCGACGTTCGGCTACGGCAACATCGCCATCCTGCCGGGCGTCGAGGACTGGACGCTGTACATCCAGTTTCTGGATGTCATCGGCGTGCCTGCGGCACTGGATGCGCACGAGGCGGCGATCCGCGAGAACGTCGAGGCGCATCTGGACATCGAGTGGAGCTTCCACTTCACGCTGTGGAACGAAGTCCGTAACACGGGCGTGCTGTGGTGCCAGCTATACACCAATGGCAATACCTGGGACTCGCTCAAGACGACGCCGTTTCAGAACATGCCGACGACGATTGAGTGTCAGGGCCTGCCGCCAGGCACGGTCAAGGTCGAGGTGCTGGACGAGACGGGCCTCGGCAACCTGGCGATCCAGTACCAGCCCGCGACCATCACGGGTAACGTCCAGCCCGGCTCGACCGATCCGTTGGGCTTCCCGCTGACATGACGCAGCCCGAGCAGCAGGCCGTCCAACTCATCGCGCCGAGCGGTACGCCGGTCACAGGCACGGCCGCGTCGGGTGCGATCTTCAACATCACCGCGCCGACCGCAGCCAACGCCGGTGACTACCTCGTGCTGGTGATCGCCAACGCGGGCACCACCGGTCCTACGGCTGGCTACGGGTGGGTGCTGTGTCCAGGCGCGCCCTTCTCGGCGGGCAACGGCCAGAGTGTGACGGCTTACTACGCCGTGTACGACCCGGTGAACACCTCGCTGCAGTTCTCCAACGCGAACTCGGCGGCGGCGTGGGTGTGCGCCTCGTATGGCTCGGGTGGCAACACGGTCATCCTCGACGGCAACCCGGTCGCGGCCTACAACACCACCAACAACTCGACGCTGCCAACCGGGGCGATGACCACGGGCAATGCGGGCGGCGACTACGAGTTGCTGATGTACGGCTGGACCTCGGCGGCGACGATCACGGGGGTCGCCGCAGGCTCGGCCATCGACGCCTCGATTGCCAACGGTTCGGCCGTCTCGGTGGCGCTCGGCCACAACACCACCACCGCGCTCGGCTCGAACGTGGCAACCGTGGCGTTTTCTCAAACGCTGAGCGGCAACAACAACCGCAAGGCGGGTGTCGCGCTGCTGATGGGGATCTTCATCCCCGCGCCCATAACGCCCACTCCCACGGGCGGGCAGGCGAGCTTCAGCATCCCGATCCTGCTGACCGCCGTGCCGCTGCCATCGGTGGCGATCACCTCGCAGTCGGGTTCGGGCGGCTTCCCGAGCCTGTTCCAGTCGATCTACTTCGTCACGGGCGCGGTCGTGACAGCCTCGGGCACCACGGCGGCGATCACGGGCCTGCGCCTGACGCCAGGGCCGATCACGACCCAGGCCCAGGTGGACGAGATCCCTGGCCTGAGCATGACCGTCGTCGGCTCCATCGCGACCCAGGCCAGCATCCCGCAGCCCACGCTGCGCGTCGGTCCGGCGATCTACGGCCAGACGGTCACCCAGGCCAGCACGGTCGCGCTCCAGGCGCTGAACTTCGGACCGCTGTCGCTGGCAGGTACCACGGCAGCGCGCGGCGCGACGTTCTGCCAGTCGCTGGTCCTGACCAAAGTCCCGTTGCAGGGCAACGTCGGCGGGCAGGCGTCCTCGACGGGCGTCACGGGTCAGGCCAACGCCGCTGTCATCGACCTGGGCGTGTGGCCGGCCGGTCAGTATGAACTCAAGACGATCTGCCGCACCGACGTGGGCAGCGCGGCGCAGGCGCTGGTCGTCGCAGTGACGAGCGCGGGCACCACGCTGGTGACCTCGCAGATGTACGCCACCGGCGATACGGCCTCGGCCAGCTACCCCACGGCCTACGCCAACTACGCGGCCGTGTGCGGCTTCAACCTGCAAGCACCGAGCGATGTGATGGTCACGTGGAGCAACCCCGGCTCCTACCACAACTCGGGCAAGCACCTGTGGATCAAAGGCATCCAACTCCACCGAACTTCTTAGGAGAGCACCGCCCATGACCATGACGCAGCAATCCACCGTCACCCGCTTCAGCCTCAGCCAGATCGCGGGCAACCAGATCGTGGACTGGGCGGTGGTGGAGGGCAACTTCGAGAACCTGGGCAACAACGCGGCGCACCTGACCCTGGGCAACTCGTTCGGTGGCGCACAGAGCTTCCTGGGCAACGTCGGCATGACGGCCCTGGGTGCGGGCGCGGTGCAGACGCACCGTCGCTTCACCATTCCCGCCCCACCCGCCAACGAGACGGATCGCCTGCACTTCCAGGCCGAGAGCGCCACGCTCAACGGCACGTTCGTGGGCCTCGCTGGTCCAGCCGCAGCAGGCGCGGGCCAGCGCAAGAGCACACTGGTAGTCCACGGCGTCGAGCCGACTGGTACGGCCACGCCAGCCGGCTTGACGCTGCTCCTCGATGAAGATCTGCACCGTGCCTCGATCCAGGCAGCGGGCAACTTTCAGGATCTGACCGCACCGATCCTGCAGCTTGGCGCAGGGGGCACCGACCGCATCACGCTGCCGGGCACTGGCCCGATCAACGTGACGGGCACGATGACGCTCACTGGCGACATCAACGCGGCCAACGCCAACTTCACGGGCACGCTCGGGGTCAACGGCGCGGCTGCGCTGCGCAGCACGGCGACCATCACCGGCCTCGCCACGTTCCAGGGCGGTATGCAAGTCACAGGCTCCGCGACGTTTACGGGCAACCTGACCGCCGCCAACATCTCGGGTGCCAACACGACCTTCACCGGCAACCTGACGGTGACGGGCACGACCAACCTGCAGACCGGGCTGACAGTGACGGGTGGCACGACCTCACTCTCCACTCTGACGGTCACAGGAGCCTCGAACTTCTCGGGCGCACTCCAGTTCGCGGCAGGCGCGGCGTACATCCAGAGCTACGGCGCGGATACGTCCTACGTCCAGATCAGCAAGCTCTACGTCACGCCTGGGCTGGCGACGTTCGCGGGTGGCCTGAACATCGTTGGTACCGCGACGATCTCCGGTTCAGCGACCTTCACCGGGATGCTGAACGCCAACGGTGGCATCACGGGGCCGTACAGCATCAACGCTTTCAACCTCCGCGATCCAGGCGGCACGCCTCGGTCGGTCATGTGGATGGATGGTGGCAGCAACACCGTTATTCAGGCCGGTCCCGGCGAGTCGGTCAGGTGGGTCAACTCGGCCAACTCGGTCCAGCGCATGAGCCTCGACAGCGGTGGCAACCTCAGCGTCCAGGGCACGATCTACGCGGGCAGCACGATCACGGCGGGTGGCTCCGTGTCAGCAAGCTCCCAGGTGTACACCACGCCGGGTGGCTCGCTGTATCTCAGGGGCGCGGATGGTGGCGTCCATATTGACACGGGCAACGCCAGCCTGTGGCTCGGCGGCAGTCTGTACGCGGCGGGTCGCGCCTACTTCGGCAACTGGGATCCGGGCTGGACGCTCAACGTCGGCGGCACCTTCATCACCAGCCAGCGCGCGGCCATCGGCGGGTGGGACGGAGGCCAGATGTGCAACATCAACGGCAACTGCTTTGTCAACGGCTATGTCTACGACCGAGGCAGCACGGCCTACCGGTGTTGGGACAACGGCGACTTCAACTACTCGCCAGGGGTCTACGGCAGCTACGTCGTGCAGCGCGACGGCAACGGGTACATCAATGCCAACTACATCAATACGACGGCCGACGTGCAAGGCGGACGCCCGGCGTACGTAGCTGGACAGAACGGGGACAACTTCCTCCGCTGGTGGCCTGCTTCTGCTGTTGGACCCCCGGCTAGCGTCGATCTCCAGGGCGGTGGCGTCGGCGGCGGAATCAACGGTGGCGGTGGGCGGCAGGCGATTGCGAATGTCACTGCCGACCGCACAGGCCAGTGGTTCTGCTGTATGTGGGTCGAGATCAACACTCAGAACGAGAACTACGCCTATCAGGTGTACCTTGAGATCTCGGTCGGCGGCTCCACCTACGTGCACCAGCAGTGCCAGCAGAACGCGCACGAAACCAAGACGGGCGGCGGTGCCGTCTGTCAGATGGGCGTCAACGCCGGTAACGCCGTCAGCTTCTACTGCTGGAAGGACGGCTACAGCGCCAGCATCCGGGGCGGACAGGTGTACATCTGCTTCGTCCCGACCTCGGCACAACCAGGCTAGAAGGAGGGCCTATGCAGGACATCACTAGCAACGGGCACCAGCCATCGGGCTTCACGGTGACCATCTCGCAGTCCGACGTACGCCGCTTGGCGAAGCTCCAGGCGCGCGCCGAGGGCGCGGTTCAGGTGGCGCAGGGGGCGGTCAATCTCGCTCAGGGCTTGCAGCAGGCGCTCGCGGTCGCCATCCAAGAGGCGTGCTCCGACGAGGGCTACAACATCCCTCCAGACAGCAACGCCGACATCAACTGGAAGACCGGCGAGATCACCATCACCCCGCCCGCGCCAGGTCGCGGCGAGCAGCCACACATCATCGGGGCCAACATCGGCCCAGGGGTTATCCCCGGGACGCTTGGTCCGGCTCCGCTCGATCCTCTGCCAACACCGACGAACTGAGCGAGTACAGCCCGCGCAGGGCGAGCAGTGCTTCTTGCGCTATCGCCTTGCGCTGCCCGGCGTCTCGGGTATCCGAACGCCAGTTGGTGTGCTGCAGGTAGCGGCGGTCGTTGGGCTTGATGGTGTAGACGATCAGCCCCTGGCCGGGTGCCGCCCAGGTGATCTGCGTCTGGCCCTTGAGCCACTTGGCACGGTACGGCGAGTGCGACACATCGCCCAGGAACGGCTCCAGTATGACGATGCCGTGCTGCGGCCGAGACGCCTGGTCGATGCTGAGATCCCACAGATAGTTGCCGTCCACGAGCAGCGCGACGTGCAGCCCGTTGACGGATGGGTGACCCTCGAACTTCGGGTCGGGCACGCCCAGGCCAATCGCGTGCGCGCCGCTTTCGATGAACCAGCGCTCTGTCTCGGCACGGTTCCTGGGGACGTGGCCCTCGCGCTCGGCGCGCTCGATCCACTGCTGGTTGGCGAGCATGGCCTTGACCGAGACGACCTCGGAGGGGATGTCCAGGCCGTCGAGGACTAGCTTGCCGATGGAGCACGAGGCGACACAAGAATCGGGGTTGTAGTGGCGCAGGATGGCCCGTCGCAGCGGCCGACCCATCAGCTTGAGGATCTGACTCCTGTCCTGGCTAGAACTTGGCACGTCGCTGCATCGTCTCCTGCCAGGTGCGCGAGGTACCGCCCGCGCCGCCGAGCAGCATCTCACCGAAGACCTTGCGCAGGATGCGGTGGCGGTCGTCGGCGGTCAGTTCCAGGGTCAGCTTGCGCATCGCCTCCATGACCTCTGGCTCCAGGCCCATCTCGTTGGTCGTGCCGTCGATGAGATCCGTCTGGATCGTGCGCTCGATGGCCTCGATCACGAACAGCGGCCGAAAGCGCGTCTCGAAGCTGAGCATCGGGTCTTTGATCTCGGCCAGGTCGCGGATGCCGTTCGAGGCCGTCAGGATCTTCCACATGCGCACGACGCTCTCTCCCTCGGCGCTCTCGCCGTACAGGATCAGCGTCTCGTCGCGCTTGTCTTTCGGCAGATCGGACGGCTTCTTCTTGCCGCGCATGACGGCGAGGCGATCCGGGTCCGTCTCACCCGGGCGGGCGAAGACCGACCAGCCTTCGGTGACCAGCACAGCCGTCACCGGCTCGTTCATGTAGACCATCATCCGCGCGGCGCGCGCGATCTCGGTGCCAGGCCCGACCGACAGCAGCGCGACGATGCGCTGGTCGCTGGCCGTGGTCATGTACAGCTTCTGGCACTCGGACTCGTCATTGAGGGTCGTCTCGACGGAGAAGCGAGCGATCTCCTCCATCTCGTCGGTGAGTGACTGTGGCATTTAGAAATCCAGCCTACGCGCCCGTCGAATGGGCGGCTGCGCCTCGGGGGTCTTGGGCTTCTCCGGCTCAGGCGCGGGGACCGGTCCCTTGCCACGGTTGGTTCGAGACGCGAGGTACTCGGTCAACTGTTCGACGCTCGGGGCGGGCGTCACGGCCTGCTCGATGGGATGGTCTACGGGTGGTCGCTGCGTTTCACGGGGAACCTCGCGGACAACGGCCGTACGCGGCTCTGCCGGGGCGACCTCGCGGGTGCCGCCAGGCATCACCGACTGCGAGCCAGCGATGTTGCCCAGGCGCTGGATGGCGCGCGACAGAGAGTAGCGCGGGCTGGTCCAGTCCACGATGTCGTAGCCGTGGGCGCGCTTGTCGCGCAGCATCTGGTCGAACTTCTGGTTGGCCCGGAAGCTCGAAGTCCGCTGCTGGTTGGCCTCACGGAGGGGGCCGAGTCGCGGCCCGTACAGAGCCACGAACTGGTACTGGCCGTCGTCATGACGGAGGACCACGCCCGCCCACACCTTGTCAGCGTTGGCGTCCGGCGTGTAGTTGTGCATCCCGACGATGCGCGTGATGTTGGGCACGGTGCTCCTCTCTAATCTCTGGTCCAGTCAGTCGGACTCGGTGGCGGTAACGTCGATGCGAAACCGTTTGCCGCCCAAGACAACCTCAAACGATGGTGGCTGCGGGATGGTCAGCGCAGAAATGGATGTGGGGTCTGGAAGAATGTTGTCGCCGTTGAGCAGATATGAACGCAGACCAATCGCGACATCTACGTCAGTCAGTGGGGTGGTGGGGGAGGTAGTCATTCGATAAGTTCCTTTCGTGAAAGCTCAGTACCAGTCGCGTGAGCCTGGGTAGATCCCGCTCTCCATCATCTGGACGCGGCGGTCAGCTTCCCTCTCGCGGTAGTCTTCCTCGTCCTGGCGCGTGACAACCCGTTTGCCGGAGCACTCGGGGCACGTCACGTCGTAGTCGCCGGCCATCATCGACTCGAAGCCGTCAGGGTCGTTGTCGCGGTCTTCGGCCGTCCAGACGCTGACGTACGGGTTGACGATGGAGCCATGCCCCTGGCACTTTGGGCAGACCCGATACTTCGGGCGACCCCGTTCTCGTTCTGACATGGGTGGTGGTGTCTCTCCTTCCGTGGACATTGTAACCGATTCTCGCACGTGAGCGCACATTTACGTGAGGGCGACGATGCCCTCCTCGCGTAGCTGTTCGCGCAGTGCCAGCCGCAGCGCCTCGTGGCGGCTGAGGCCGTGGCGTCTGGCGTACACGACCAGGCCGGCCATCAACGCGGGGTCGAGCCGCACGCTGACGACGCTCGGGTGCGCTCCCTGGGACGGCTGGCGAGGGCCGTCCACGATTGTCTCAGGGCGCACGATCTTGATCGGGCGTGTCATCAGATCACCGGTCCGTCTTCGCGTCGGGCAGTGCGGATACGGCCCGCTCCTGGCGTCTCAGCCCGGTCCTGGCCGTCGCGCTGTTGCTGCCGCCGCCGCTGCTTCTCGCGCTCTGGCAGCAGCGACCAGATGTTGACCGAGCGTAGCGCGGCCTGCTCCTGGGCACGGATGGCGGGGTTGTCAGCCGGGATGATGTCTTCGATGGCGAAGCGCAGCGTCTCGATCAGATCGAGCGTCTCGTCTTCACTGCAGTCGCCGGTCGCCTGGGACACCGCGAACTCCAGATCCGAGCCGACCCAACCGTGGGTGGGCGCACCGAATTCGATCAGCGAGGCCACCGGCACGTCCGGGAACCCGTAGCGCGTCAGCAGCCGACCCAGGATGTCTACCCGCTCCTCCTCCGTCTCGGGAGCCAGCAGCGCGGCCTTGATGTCGATGCGGCCCGTCCGCTTCATCGCCTCGGGTACCTGCTCAGGGTAGTTGCACGCCGCCATCAGGAAGATCCGACCCCGGTGCGACTCGTCACCGAGCCACTCCTGCAGCCGCTTCTGCATCGCCGCATCTACCGGGTGCTCGTCTTCGCCCTGTCCCGAGCCGAATGCTTTGTCGTACTCGTCAATGAACAGGAACGTTGGGGCGAACATCTCGGCACCCTCGATCAGCGTCTCCAGATTGCGCTCAGAGCTACCGACCCACTTCTCCTTCAAGACCTTGATCTCGATGGCGTTGACGCGCGTCTCTTTGGCGCACGCCACGGCAATGGCGCTCTTGCCCGTGCCTGGCGGTCCCGAGAGCAGCACGCCCATCGGTACACCCTTGGTGATGCCGCGCCGCATGCGCGAGATGACCTTGCGGTTCAGCACGTCTTTGAGACGGACGTTGCCGCCGATGCCCTCGAAGCCGAACGATGGCTCCAGACGCTTGAGCACCGAGCCGTAGCGCACGTCGAGTAGCTCTTGCCCACGCTCCAGGGCCAGCCGCCGCGTGAGTGGCTGATCGCCCGCCCGCAGCGTAATGTCTTCGATGTCCCGCCGGTTCTGGCCCGCCGTGATCGCGGCGAACTCCTCAGCGGTGAACGCCGGATCCCACCTGAGCCACGGCTTGAGGTCAATCAGGTCACGGATGAACTGCAGCCGCTCGGCCGTGTCTGGCAGCGGCACCCGAATTGGCCGCAGGCCCGACGCCTTGACGACATCCTCGTGGACCTCAGATGCCGACCGAGCCAGGAACACGATGGGGTTCTGCGCGAACTCCAGATCCGTGTCCGTCGAGGCTTCCTCGACCATCTCAAGGATCAGCCCGCGCTCCGGGGTGATCGCGTTCTTGTCAGCCGCCGGGATCATGATGTCGGCCCGCGCGATGATGACCGCCGCGCTACCCGCACCACCTGGCACGACTGGCCCCGAGTGAGGGTCGTCGGGGTCGTTGTAGCGAGCCTTTTTCAGGAAGTCCAGGGCGAGGCGCAGCATCGCACTTGGCTCCGTGGGAAGCGGGAAATCGTCTGGATGCGCCTCAGACCACAGGTCGCCTTGCGTCAGCGCTGCGCGCTCGTCAGGGTCTGATGGTAGCTCGAAGCCCATCGTGGCCTCGAACAGACGCCGCATCCTGGGATTGGGGAAGGTGATCTTGTTGCCGTGGATGGTCAAGACCACATCGCGCCGGGGGTGCTCCTGCGTCCCCATGAACTGACCCTCGATCCATTCTTGGACCGGCCAGCCCGGGAACACGAAGTCGAAGATGTTCCCCGTCACGAGGAACATGTGCGACTCGCCCCTGGCGAAACGCTGCCGCAGGGTATCGAACCACTGTGGCGCGAGCCGCTCTGCGTCCAGAGCGTTGATAACGGTTTCGATGGCGGACACTCAAACCCTCCTTTGGTTTGTACAAGAGCATTCTAACGTGTAATCGCACAAGTGCGCAACATTTAGCCAACGCGGGTGACCCAGGTCGTAGAACCATCGTTCCAGTCGAAGATCTCCACGAACGAGTACGCCTTGGAGTGGCGGCGCAGATGGCGGTAGTTGGACTGCACCCAGGTCAGGATCTCGGCCAGCGTCTCGGCCTCGAACAGCATGGCTGGCTCGGGGTCGAAGTAGCCCTTCTCGCCGTGCCGCTGGTGGTCGTGGTGCCACTGGTAGGCCGCGTACCGGCTGGTAACCGGCTCGCGGCCACAGGCGACCATCAGTCGCCCGCGTCTTTGCGGACAGCCGAGATCAGGATGCGACCGTCGCCCAGGCCCCCGACCTTCAGTTCGTAGCTCATCAGGTAGGCCACGTCCTGGGGGTTGCCCAGGCCGGAGATGGTGACCGAGCCACCCTCATCCAGCGCGATCTTGATGAGCAGCAGCGTCTTGAGCACCTGGGCGTTGTCGATCTCCACCATGCCGCGCGGCACGCGGCCGTCCGAGTCCACGTATTCGATGGGCATGGCCTAATGGTCCACCACAATCGTCGTCCGAATCAGCGGCAGGTTGGTGTCGCCCATCAGCGTGGCGCGCACCCAGGTCGGGCGCTCGCGCGGCGTGTCGCGGTACAGGATGCGGTTGTGGGCGCGCCGCCACCAGCAGTGCTTGCGCTCGAAGTCGCGCCCAGGCCCAGGGGCTTCCGAGCGCGCGGGCTTCGGCTCGGGCGCGCGCAGATGGATCACGAACGCGCCCAGGTCGTCGGGGATCGGGTGGTGGAACGGCTTGATGTTGCGCTCCACCTCGCGCCTGACGGCTCGATGCGCGCGGATGTGGGGCGTCTCGGTGTACTTGGAATTCAAGAAGCTGAGCCGCTTGAGCAGAAACTCGATCAGGCTGTGCTCCTCACCCTTGGCGATGTCCGGCCAGCGCGCACCGTAGGGCACGATGGCTCCGGTCAGCATGACCGTGCCGTCGCGCTTGTTGTCGTCGGCCAGCGGGCACCACACCTCGTAGCCGCGTGCCGTCTCCAGCACCAGCATCCAGTCGATGCGCGCCTCGGGCGCACCCATCGCCGCCTCGAAGCTCCAGAACATGGCCGGGTGGGGTGCCAGGCCGCGTGTGACGTGGTGGGCGGGCAGATCCGGCTCGTCGGCCAACTCATCCACCTTGGAGGTCCACAGGTACGGCACCGAGTCGTGCAGCCCGTGGGTGAGGTACAGGCCCATCGCCTCGGCCATCGTCGGGTCGTCCCAATGACGGGCGATGAACGGGTCGAAGCGCATCGAGCCGTACTTGCCCTCGGTGCCCGGGATGCCGAGCGAGGTGGCTGCGGCCAGCGTCATGCCGTACTTTTCGGCCAGCGCGTGCCACGCCTCGGTGTTGCGCCACAGCCCGTTGCGGGCCTGCTCGGAGTGGATGTGCTGCATGTAGCGCTCCAGCAGCGGATGCCGCTGGTAGCCCGCCGCGATCTGGCGGCGCTCCAGGGATTGATGCACGGCCTCGTCGCCCTCGGCCACCAGGCGCAGGTTGCCCTGCTCGTCCTCGACCATCATGGCGACCTCGCCAGTAGCACGGACGCGCGCGGCCAGATCCGGCGGCGCGTCGGGGTGGTCGGCGGACATGACCTCGATGCGCCCGTCGTGGTTGCGCACGCCCGCTCGCCGCTCGGCTCGCTCCACGTCGGTCGCCAGCTTCTGCAGCCGCGCGCCCTCGTTCTCGCGGTAGTCCACCCGCACCCGCGCGCCCGACCGATGGCGGAAGAACTGGTTGTGCAGGCGGATGCCCCACGGCCGTACGAGGTCGTGGAATTTCCTGGGCTTGCTGCGCAGGTAGCGGTTGACCAGGCTCATGCGGTCGTTGCTCTCGATGGACATGGCGCAGCGCTCGCACGCCGCCCACGCGCCAGCCGAGCGGTAGTCTTCGCCGTTCGGCGTGTCGAGCACGAAGTCGTCGCACGGGTATTCCCACGCCGGCTCGTCGGAGTTGCAGAAGTCGCAGCGGCCCTCGGCGGCATCCTCGATGCTGTTCGGTCGGAAGCTCGACATCAGGTCGGTGAATTCCGCCCGCCCATCCGGGTAGCGCTTGAGCAGCGCGAAGGCGTCTGCGCTGAACTGCGCCTCCTGCTCGGTGAACGCCTTGCCCTTGTAGCCCTTGCGCCGCGCGATGGCCGTGGTCGCCGCCGCGAAGTCTTTCATGTTCATCGGGCCGTTCTTCTGGCGCATCGCGGCCAGTTCCTCGGCGGCTTGCTCCAAAACGCGCGAGCGCTCGGACGACTCGTTGGCCGCATCGACGGCGGTCGTCAGCTTGCGAGCCTGCTCGTCGCTCAGATCCGAGTGGTCGTGCTCGGCGTGGTCGGCGGGAGCCGTCTGCGCGGTATCGCGAACGAACGTTCGCAGGATGCCATCGACGCTGATCTTGCCACCCTGCCTGGTTGTCTCCTGGCGGGGTCGGCCGTACATCTCCGCGATGACCTTCGAGATGGGGTCGTTGTCAGCCGGCGGGTAGGCGTAAGTGAATTCACGGTCGCCCAGGCCGGAGGCGACCATCTCGTTGAACGTCTTCTGCATGTCCCACCCGCGCCGCTTGCCGAACTGGATGGCAAGCTTGGCCTCCGGGTCGCGCGTGGTCAGCAGCATGCGGCGGTCTTTGTCGTCTTCGATCTCCAGCGTGAGCGGCTCGCCGTCGTCGGGGATCTTGCTCTGGACGCCAGCCTCGCGCTCGCGCTTCATCTCCTCGGGGATGAAGTCGGCCAGCTTGCTGACGTTCCACGTGGCTGACTCGCGGTAGCCGTCTTTGACGAAGTGGGGGTCGCTGGTGACCACCGTCACGTCGCGCTCGCCCAGGCCGGCCTCGACCAGGCGGTCGAGCGTCTCGGGGAGTAGCTCACCTTTGTGGTAGCTGTCGTCAAAGATCTTGATGATCTCCGAGTCGCCCGTCTCGATTATGGTGTCGTCACGGCGGCTGTCGTGGCCGCGATGGTCGGCGGACTTGTGCCCGCCGATCTCGGCCGAGAAGCGGTAGCGTCGGCGCTTTGCCATCAGGCCGCGACCTCGACTTCCTCCCACAGCACCACCTGACCGGTGGCGCGCGTGGCGCGCATGTCGATCACCCGCTGGTTGCCTGAGCCGGTCCACGGCCCCGCGCCGCCTGAGAGCGCCATGACGTACGGACCGTCGATCAGCACGTCGATCTGATCGAGCACATGCTGGACATCAGGCCCACGCCGGTTGAGCGCTTCGTAGGTGAAGCCCGAGTAGACCAGAATGTGGACATCAGGCTCCCTGGCGCGTAGCTGCGAGACGAGCCACGACAGCGCTTCCGGCTGCGCGAACGGCTCGCCGCCCAGGATGGTCACCCCGTCGTGCGGCTCCTCCAGCAGCGACTTGGCAACGTCCACGACCGGCACGTCCGTGCCAGCCTCGAAGTCCCACGTCTCGGGCACGTAGCACCCCTGGCAGCGAATCGGGCACCCCTGCATCCGCACGACCGAGCGTCGGCCCGGTCCCTCGATCAGCGATTGGTGCCAGACGCCAGAGATGCGCAGCACTGGCCCGGTGCCAGTGACGGACGGAAGGCTCATCCCGTTAGTCGGCCGCGCGCACGCGAGGCCCTCTGGCGCACCGAGCAGGCTCGCCAGGTCAGCACCGATCTCGGAGGCGATCTCCGAGTCAGTGCTCTCGACCAGCAGGTTCCCGGCCTCCTCGTCTAACAGAGCGAGAAGGATCTCGGGCACGGCTACTTCCTCCGCTGCGCTTGCCGCTGCGCCTGAGCGGGAGCCTTGACGACTTCCTTCTCGGTCAGTTCAGCCTTCTCGACGGTCTTCGCATCGCCGCCCAGGTCCGCGAGGTCTTTGTCGAAGTCAGACTGCAGCTTGTGCATCGACTTCGGGCCTTTGAACGACACGCTCATGCCGCCGTTCTCGTCTACTTCAAAGGTGATGGTGGGCACTGAATTCTCCTTGTGTCCTGAAAGAGGAGGGCTGGCGTCCTAGTAGGACACCAGCACCCGGGTTGCACCATTGACCGTCTGCTTGCGCACGGTCGCGTTCGCGGGGATCTTGCCGAGCGCCTTGAGGCGCGGGATGGTCTTCGTCAGCACGGTCTTGATGGCCGTGTCGCCATTGACCTTGGCGTACGCCGACTGGATGGCGTCTTCGATCTTGACGGCCTTTGGACCACCCTTGGGGTCCGCGACCATCGCCGGAATGTGACCATCGGTCAGCATCGTGTACGACCCGTCAGCGGTCTTCGCGAAGCCCACGTCCACGTAGGAGTAGGTACCGATGCGCGAGAACTCTGACTTGGGGATCACGATCTCGGCTGACTGCTTGTTGTCGTAGTTGTAGTAGCCCGACAGCCGGTGGGCCTTGTCGTACACCTGGGCCTGGAGGCCGAGGGTCGCGATGGCCGCGAGCAGCACCTCTTTGTTGCGAATGCCGCTCAATGCGTAGGACGTGTAGGTGGACAGGGGATCACCCTCCTCTCTTGGTTTCGCCGTTCCTTCTTCGGCTTGATTCAATTCTAACGGACGTTCGCACGGATGCGCAACCTTTTCCTGGCCGGTTCGCTCGAAGTGATAACGGGTTATCGGTCACCGTGCGCCTCCCACCAGCGGCGTAGCTCGTCGGTCACTTCCTCCATAGGCGACGTGTCGTTGGGGTCGTGCTCGTGCGGCCAGCCGGTCCAGGCGATGCTGCCGTCGTAGCGGTGGACGCCGTAACGCACGATAGCCTGCTGCGCCTCCTTCTCGGTGTCGAACGAGAACACGGGTAGCGCCGAGCGCGTGGCTTGCCGCTCGCGCGGACCGGCCCACTGCGCAACCGGCTTGCCGCGTGTCCAGCGCGGGTTGGGCGGATCGCCCCGTTTGCGTCGGACCCTGTAACTCAGGGTTCCGTCTGCTCATATGAGGACTTGGTAGTCCCGCGTCAGGTCGTCGGCGTTGTAGGTCACTCGGTTACCTCCCAATGGGTTAGCTCGAAGCCGTGATCGCGGACCAAGTAGGCGCGCGGGCCGATCTGGATCACGTCACCGACGCTCATCGAGCGCCGCTGCTGGCCGTCTGGACGGTCGTCGGCGTTGTACTTGGCCCACAGCCGATTGCAGACGAACACGTCTTCGGGGTTGTCATCCCACCCCTCCTCGACGGGGCCGGCCTCGTACATGCCCAACTGCCAGTAGTCGCGGCACTGCTGCGCCCACTCGTCGCCCGTGTCGAACGGGAGCCACGGCATCTTCGAGCCGTCGAGCACGATCAGGTTGTTGTCGCGACTCGGGGTCTGCCCCGACAGGCGTATCCAGTCGAGGTAGTGCGTCTTCACGATCATCCTCGTCGTCTCTGCCGTCTCGATTTGCGCTGCTGGTCGCTGCGACGGCGCTGCTGGTCCCGAGCGTACTGCGCCAACCCCGCCTCGTAGCCAGCGTCGTACTGATGCCGCTCCTGGGCCAGCGAGCGCGTCCGCAGGATCGCTCCGCACTCGGGGCAGGTATGCCGCAGGCGGCTCAGCCCGTCCGCGACCTGGCGCGCGGTCTTGCGCCGTTCCTCGGGAATCTCCTCGATGCCCTGGCACTCAAGTGCACACTCCTCGTTCAGGATGACGCCGTGATAGGCGCGATGCTTCTGCCACTCGTCGTGGGCGATCTGGTCGGCGTACGTCGAAGCTCGGGGCAGGCCGCGCGTCCCATCGCGGCGTCCCCGCTCGTAGGGGTTGGGGGCCGGCATCGCTCAGTAGCAG